AACAAATCTTTTATACCGGGCACGTGACGATGTTCATAAGCGGCACAGAGATACTTGCCGGCCATGTAATCTCGATCATTGACCTGCTGATTCCTATTTGGTCGCAGGTTCAATTTTGCTATCACGCGTCCGAATTGTGGCACGGGACGACAACCAATTGCACTACGCACATACCTCTTGCGGTAAAACGTTGCGTGGTGTCTGCCAATCTGGGGGACTACCTCGGCTTTCATACCACTAGCCTTAGTAACCGCATCAATCCCAGCTTTGAACTCCTCAGGGTCACCCTCGATGTACCCAAGGTAATCGTCCCCTCCATGAATGTTAGTACTGCGCGTGATTTCGGCTCGCTCCAGCGAAGCCTGTATCTGCGCCATGCTCACATAAGAATTTCCAGTGGTCGTGGTGGTCTCACCAGACCACCTCTGACCATCAACGTCTCCGGCAACACCATAACGGGTCCAGACACGTACTTTTGTAGTCTTTGCGAACTCACGTACAAACCAATCAGGAGCACCTAATTTTCTATAGAACATCGCTTCATACTTGCGAAATTCCTTCGATTGACTCCCATCATTGTTCTTCATGTCGCTCTCAATTGGATCACCACCGCTACTCTCCATAATGTCCCCGAGCTCCTCGCCACTAACGCCACAGGCATAAATAACACGATTGCCTGTATTGAGTGGATTACGGAGGGAAAACACTTCTTTCATCCTGTTGTTAAGTTCCATCACAACAGGACCCGTCAAAGCATTATACAAATCGGTTCCCTGATATATAATGCGCGGTTGAGCGCGGTGTTCCTTCAAGAGCACTTCTTGCTTCGCGAACACATGTTTCGTCCCCATGTCACTGCGCCACTCGTCACCATCCAACGCTTCCAACAAACGCTGCGCTTTACTGCCATCACATGTGGCAAGGTACTTCTCGATGAGTTCCTTGTCCACTCGAATCACTGACAACGGCTTAAACTTCTCCATGATCAACTCATGACCACGCTTGAAGTCAGTAATATCTTCAAGAGAAGGTGCATAGTCACACCTTTTCTTCATTGCCTGAATAGTGGCACCCGCATTGTTCGTGGGCACAGTAACCGGGATCCCCGCGACAATAGCACCTTTAGCGACGCCGGCATCCATGCCTGGTTCGTCGTCCTTAACACGGCACACATTGACGTTCACCTTAATGTTCTCGAATTTTACTTCGCAATCATGAGTGGCGAAACCATTGGTCTCTAGTCCATCTTCAACCACAGTCTTGCGAGCTCCAGCTCGTGCTTTCTGCTTGTTTTGAACTTTGATGGGCTTGTTAGCCCCGAACTGAATAGTTCGTTTATTTTTATACATTCTGTAT